GTATCGGCGTTTGCGTAGAGGCAGGAGCCTTGGGTGCTGGTGGCGTTGGATCAGACCGCTCTTTCTCTGTACTGAGATTAGGCGGGATGAACTGCGGCAGGGCGTCTTTACCCTTTACAGCCAGCAGCGTAGCCAGTGAGCCGAGGATGTACTTGGACATGTCACTCAGGATCAGGAAGAACTGCTTGTCCGCCGGGGCCATGCCCGACATCGGCTGCGTGACGAAAACCACGGAATACAAACTCACCCCCACCATGATGATTACGGTGCAGCAAAACGTAATAGCGATACAGAACTTAATTACTGCATCGTGTTGCTCCTGACTCAAAGCAAGGAACTGGCTGATTAGTTTTAACGGGTTCATTTTCTACCTTTGCATCTTCAGGTTTTACAAGCTGGTCTGGGCATGTACCCGTGGACGAACAATATGGCCTTTTGCATTGTTTCTTTTCCCAGTTATCGGGGTCCTGACACTCGTACCTGTAGCGATCACATCCACTAAGCCAGACGAGAGCCAGAATCAAACATAGCCAGCGCAATTTCATAGTGATGCTCCCTGTCTTTCAATCCAATGGTGCCGCCGTTGATCCGCTTCGTCATCGTCACAAAGTCACCAGCATCAGCCAGCGCATTTAATTTGTTTGTTTCCCAGAACCAGCACGCGCTTTGCGCCGCACCCTCGAAGGTCTCTAAGTATTCAGCAGCTTGTTGAGGGGTTATCTCTAGCGAGGCAGCAAACCAAAAATAGTTATCCTTGCCCGTCAACTGCAAAATGCCTCGTCCCCGGTAGGCATGCCCCTCTCCCGACGCTTCACTGCCATTACCCATCCGGTTGGCATAAACCCGACTGGCGATCTTCTGTGGGTTGCGCTCGTACTGCTTGGCGATGTCTTGATTGGGGAAGTACTTGGGGAACACACGCATCAAGCCAGAGGCGGAGTAGTTCAGATTTTCAGTTACAAACACAAAGCCGCCAGACTCGTGCCCACACTGCGCTAGGAAAGCCGCAACGCGCTTGGGGGTGTTGATTTGGTATTCGTCTAGAAGAGACTTGCCGCCCAACTCAGTCTGGGGGCCAAAGAGGGTGTCGTACCACTGCTGGGGATACTTGGTATTGGGTGCGAACTTCTTAAATTGTGCGAGGGTAATCATTGCCCATACATCCTCTCAATTTGTATTTCCTTGCGTAGTTCCCGCATCTTCTTTACTTCATGTATCGCCGCCTGCGTTGCGTAGTACATGTCGTAGTACATAAATGCTAACACCGGCATGATGATAAAGAACATCAACAGCACAGTCATCACTACCACGATAAGTGACCAAGGTACATCCTCTGAGTTGCGCTTTTCATTGTCAGCCACATTAGACCCACCGCCCACAGAACTACGAAAACGACTGCCGAAATCCACACTGCTTTTGCCCTGAGTTCCGCTATTTTTCTTTTGCGTTGCCATCTTGCTATCTGAGCTAACCTCAGTTCCTCCGCGTGGGCTACCTCCTGCTCGGCAACAATGCGCTGCCACATCTCTTCAAACTTGCTCCACAACGCGCCCAATTCTGGCGGTGCTCTGTACACCATGGTTTCGCGAATCTCTACCAGCATAGCGTCTAGTCTTGTTGTAATCAATATGCGCCGAAGCGCCCGTCGCCCGATACTTTCTTCGCCCCTGTAGACCTGCTTGGCATCCAACTCTTCCTTCATTAACGCCTTGTGAATAGCGTCGTAAGCGTCCATCAACGTACCCAACTGGTTGCCAATGTCGGTGTAGACATCGGCGGGGTCTGCTTTTGCTATCTCCTGCACCCGCTGCACTTCGGCGTGGTACTGCGCTTTCTGTGCAGGTGTTGGGTCTGTAATCTTGTTGTACTGCTCTTTCAAGTCCTTTAGTACGTCACCCACTTCCCCCGCTGCACCCTTAATGTCTTTGTACAGTTTGCATCCGGCCTTGACCGCCGCAACAGCGGCATTAGCAGCAGCAAGAAGGGTTAGCGGGTCAATTTATGCCTCCGCTACTAGTTTGGTATGTTTGTCCAATTGCCATCCCCCGGCTGAGAATCATCAATATCAGTCCAAGTTGTATTCGCCGTCTGTATGTTACCCCATATACTATTCTGATCCGTAGGTATTACAACCCAACCTTCCGTCTGCTGTGTATTAATCGTCTGCCATGCAGGGTCGTCGGGGGTTGGTATGACGCCCCACACAAGCACGTTATTAATATTAATAAGTGTCGTAACGCCTGTTATTGTAGCTACAGCATCCCCCGATACGCTAACAACCCCCTGCGAAATATTTGCAAATTGCCCTACTAACGTAGTGGAACCTGTACCTGTAGCGGTAACAGCCCCAGTTAGCCCTGCTAAAGTCCCACCATTAAGAATTACGTTTGAATCTGCGGTAGTAGATAAACTGCCTTGGTCCGCAGTCATACCAATGCCGGTTATGATGTAACCAGCAGCGCCCGCAACAGTTCCTTGAAACGCCTGCAACAGCTGAGAGTTAAGTGTCGTGTTGGCATATGCCGTAACATCCAGACTCTCTATAAACGACGTTATTTGCTGCCCATTCAGCGCATAGGCTGAATTAAATTGTAGTACTCCTTGGGAAGCTACAAGTGGTAGTTGAGAAACTAAATTTACATTTGCATCAGCAGTAGGGGCTACGCTGTTTATATGTATGAACAGCTCTTGCCCGGTCAACGTAACCGATGCTGGAGTACCCAGCATCGGGATTGCTGCAAATGGAGCTTGGGCAAACGCACTGTAGCCAAACATTAGCCTGCCCTTTTAATAAATTACAACGACGCAGCTTTCACAAACAGATTGTCAATATCCACATCGGTGTACTCGATGCCTTCCATAATAGTCAAGAACCACGGCGCGTTACGTTCAACTGTCGTGCCGTAGTCCCATTCCACTTGGATTTTTGCTTTCTCTGTGCTATCTGCAATCGTTTTGATCGCGTCGGCTACCGCAGTCACTTTTCTAACGTCAATAATTGCAAGCCGCATCTGTCGCATAGTAACGGCAGAAGGCACTGGGGGAACATACTCGGCGAAAGAAGCCAGATGATCGGCGTACTCATCTTCAGTCATCTGCCGTGCGTTTCCGTTTTCAAAGATGTATGGTAGAGCGTTCATGATATGCAATACCCATAAATGTCACAGGTCATCGGTAGATCAGAATTCAAACTGTTTGAGTTCCACGAAGTAAAAAAGTTTGCCGCGCTCAAAGAAAGTGTCAAACCGGGATTATCCTTCAGCATCATGGGAAGCAGTAAGTTGGCTGCTTGTGCATATGTTCCTGTAGATTTACCCATAGCACCAACATATAACGTGGTGTTTGAGCCGAAGCTGAAATCAGCCTCATAACCCAAGGGGTGCATCAATATATCCAACTTGTTTAATGGGCTAGTATTGAATGCTGGAGTGCCTGTCGTAAACGGCACTCCAACAGTAGCCGAAGGCGTAGCTGAAGTATTAATCCAACCTGTTGCCGTGGAAGAACTTATTTGGTTTATTTGAAAATTAATCGTGTTAATAATGGTCTGTCCTGTTCTACGTGGTTGTATAAGTAAATTAGAAGAGGCACCGTTTGCAAAGCCAACACCATAAAACCGAAATAATATGCCTCGGTATTTAGTAAAATTAGCATCCCCCGGAGCATCTACGGTGACCGTAGAATATGTAGTGCCGCCACTAAACCCGGGGAAAGACATCGGCACTGTTTTAAGAAACACCAGCCCCGGCACCGGGGGCACAACCGGGGGTGCCGGGGGGTTTGGTTTTAAAAAAGTCAGGTCAAAAGCCATGTTATACGTCCTCCACGACCGACAGTAAGGCTGACAAGGACACCGGTAAATTTGTCTTTAGTTTCACCGAATATCCGTTTGGCACAAAATACACATCTGTATTCCTATACGCGGCAGAAGTGCTCGTACTAACTGGCTGACCTATTACCGGAGTCACAAAGAAATCGGCTGCTCCACTACTAATGCTAACATGCAGTAATGCAGTGTCTGGGCCTGATACTGAATACTGGTTATTGATTCCATTAGCAAATACATCAAGTTGCGCCTGACCATCACGAATCAGTGTAGTCCAGCCATTACCACTAGTAGCAGTTAGGATTGCTCGTGGTCCCGCAGGAGCGGTCACTGAGTCAAATAAATAAATGGACTGCGCAAGTGCTGAAGTGCTTGTATTGCACGGCGAAGCCGCAAAACCGTATTTAGTAGTGATTACGTTCACAAACTGTGTAGTGTTTGGTCCTGCTATTGGCAACCCATACAGACCTGTAGTTAAACGACCCGCAATGCAGAAGTAATATCTACCAACCAAAGCAAGTGGGTCGTAATATGCAAAGAACATCGTGTTATACGACTCGGCCTTGACAGTTGGATACACCGCCGCAGTTGAGTTATTTATAACAGTACCTACTGCGACATTCGTGATACCAGAATCACTTACCGCAGTTGTAGATATAGCTTGAGTAGCCATATTAGCGGACGAGTTCAAGGCTGTTAGACCTATAAGCCTCCATAACCCTGTTTGGTTAGCTGCATCTGCTGGAGAATCTTGCACCAAGCGAAGATTAGGACGGGTTCCCACATGGAAGGATGAAGATGATGTTGTTGTAACACTTGTGTTACCTCCGTTTAGCCACTGTCCACCATCAAATCTAACCGCATAGACGTTAGCGTTAGTGGTTGTTTCTATGTAAAGCCCTAATGCCCTTTCAATACCTGAGTAATCTGTGTAAGACTCAAGATCGATTACTACTTTAGCTTGCGAAGTAAACGGAAAAGGAGGAGACAATAGGTTTGCACTACTCAAGGTTTGACTTGATGTCACTGCCATTAAACCAAAACCAAAGCAAAGCGATGCAGTGGCAGATGACCATTGAATACCATACCAAGAGCCAACTAGTGTACCTTGGCTATCAGTTAAGCAATAAATACGTCCAGATGGCGTGCATTCTAATGCTTTAATTGAGGCGAACACGCTGCTCGTAGCGATTGTCGGACCTAAGTTATACAAACTCACTTCGTTTAACACCGCCCCTGTTGTGCTGATAGCATAAATACGACCACCTTGACCGATCATCCAGCACTGTGCTTTCTCATTCCAACTGTGATGCCCTTGGTAAGGGAATCCATAAGGCAGGTAATTACCGATCAACTGCGCGGTGCCCACGGAAGTTGCGTTTGCAATATTTGCTCTGGTAATGAATTGAGGCACACGACCCACTGTTGTGGAGTTGGTATCTGATACGGTGTACAGTGGACGACTGTTAAATGGATACCAATATGTTTGACACTGTGTTGTGGAGTTGGTATCTGAACTGGAAATCAATGCGGTTCCCGTACCTGTGCTGTCGTATACAACCAACCCATTCGTCTCTGCTAGAAACACTGCACGTGATGTGCCCCAGTTAAAAGAAACTTTAAGTGCGCGGGTTGCAGCAGCACTAAGCGTGGTCGTTGTTATTGTATTAGTAGACTGTGTCAAACTAGTCTGTCGAGCAAACGCCATTTGACTATTTGCACCAGTATTAATATATGCAACAACTGCATTAGCAGTGGCGTCTGACGATAGTGTTCTTACTGCGATACCCGTAGTAGCCGTATTGGTAATCGTAACCGGAGTACCCACTGTACTAAAGATACTAGTGCTACTGTTGAACGCAACGTGTTGAATTGATAACGTCACTGTTGTGCTGGTATTAGCCGCTACTACATAAGTAGTTGTGTTAGCTGCGTTGACTGTTGCTGTTAGTGGAGCAAATGCCGCACTGCCCGTAGTATGCGCAAGACCAGTACTAAATAACGTCGAGTCAACAGTAAGTGCCCCGCTGTCTGGAATGTTGTAAGACTGCATCGACCAGTTAGTGCCGTTAGACCCCATCACCACTACTTTATTGGTGTTGTCTAGTACAGGAGAAACGTCAAAAGCAAAGGCCGTTGTTGAGTTAAACGCAGTAGCACCAGTCAAAGCAAAGTTAACGATGTTTGCTTGATCTACCGAGTTGCCGGAAATATTAAGCCGCAGCAAGTGGAAGTTGGTGTCGTTTCGTAAAACTAAGGCAACCTTAGTAGCTGTCAATGCAACTGCACGAGCCAGCATTTGATTAACTTGAGCAGTCGCACCATTAGGACGAGTCCACAATCCAATTGTTTGCGAGTTAAAGAATGCCGCAGGGAGCGGTATGTTGACTATTGGCCCCGCACGATAAATAGTTCCGGTCCACTCTACGATTTGCGAATGCAGTACCGTACCACCTAGATAGTCTTGCTGACCCCCGCAGTGAATATTTGCTGGAGTCCAAAGTAAAAGTACACGGTCAGCAGAAAGCTGAATTGGAAATGGTGCTGTATTACCCGCTGTCTGCCCGTCAGGGCCTACAAATGTCGGGGTACTAGTACCAAAAAAAGTAAATTCAGACGCTGCCGAAGCTGTAGTACCCCAGACTGTTGGATCAGCTACGCCAGTAGCGTTAACCGCTTTTAACGTGGCACCCGAGCCAGTGGAGTTGGTGTACGCCGTCGTAAGGGAAGTCGAAACTTCAGGAACGATGACAGATTTTACTGTAGGCATTTGACTCTCCTTACATGGTTAGATCGACGTAATTACGGAACGTGTAGCTGGGGGTCCAGAACAGCGTGGATACTCCGTCATTACTTAGTATATAGTTGGCAGTCGAGGGCGAAATAGCTGGTATGCCCGTAACATTAGCGCCTTGTGCAAATAAAGTAAATCTACCTGCCGAAATGTCTGTTGACATCGATGCCGCAGAAATAAAGTCTGCCGTAGCAATGTACGTACTACCTGATCCATCATAAACAATGTCGTTCAGTAGATACTGGGTTGCAGGGGCAAAGGTTCCGCGCCAACGAACGCCGCCGTTAAAAATCTGCCAGTACCCCGCTGCTAGATCAGATGAAAATACAGTTGATGTATTAGCAACTACGCAGGAGTAAGTGTTTCCACCGTAAACAACAATATCAAATGGTAAATATGCTGTGGCTGTGGCCCAGTTGCCGCGTTGCCGCAAACCTGACACAAACAATGACCATTTACCTGCTGCCAAATCTGTAGCAAATACGCCCGAAGTATGTTCAATTTGGCAGGCATAGGTATTCGCGCCATATTGAACAAGATCATTTACGTAATAAAACGTGGAAGTCGCCCAGTCACCTTCGTTAGCGAACGCAGAAACAAACAATGTCCAATATGTTGCATTAGTTGGCGCATTACCCGTAGACAACGCAATACAGATATACAGATTAGCGCCATAAGCAACGATATTATTTGGATAATAAGTGGTAGCGGGGTTGTATACCCCTGAAGGTGAAATACCACTGACAAATGGGTCCCAATACGTAGTATTTGTCGGCGGATTGTTGTTTGTAGTCTGTTTGGCAATATAGGCGGAAGGGCCGTAAGTGACAACGTCATTAGCTTGATAAGTCGTTACTGAACTATATACGCCTTCAAACTGAATACCCTCAATTAAAGTAGACCAAGTACCCGGGAACAGGTCTGGTTGCTTATTAATGTTGTCAGCCAAAGCTACGTAGACAGTACCACCATAGGCAACAGAATCGCCAATAAAGTACTGTGTAGCTGAACTCCATACACCGACAAAGTTAATGCCTTCAACCATTAAGGCCCAATAGACCGTGTCAGTAGGTTCATTGCCTATTGAAGCAACGACGTTAATGTAGACATAGACATTACCGCCATAACGAACAACGTCATTTAGCTCGTATTCGGTAGCATTGTCATAGGCCCCCGCCCAATAAAACCGTAGTTTGCCTAGATCAATAATAGTAGTCATATAAACACCATCTCTAAATGTCCATTAGGTCCCCACTGGAACTGATAGACGTCTGTTGACCAAACCCAGTTTACGTACTGATTGGGCGCTAATATGTAAGTTGGCTCAGGTAATCTAACAACTGCCGTATCATCGTCAATAACATCTATATTTAACTGACCGGTAGCCTGCACCAACTTAAAACCATAAAAGGTCTTGTTCGCGTAATCCGTGCCTTCGTAAAAACCACTCATGTCAGCCCCTCTAAAACAGAAACGTAAATATCAAACCCGTTGGCTAGTGCCGTTTCTGCCTTTAAAGTATCGCCGGTTTGCAATACAATTTTATTACCCCGCATGTACTCTTCTGTGTCTCCGGGTCCCACTCTGTAGTTCTTTAATATGTATGCTATTGAACCCGAATCGTCATGCCAAACACTAACCGGAAGCGTTCTTCCATAAACATTTGCTATGCTCAAGCCAATTACAACCGTGTTTGAAGTAGCAGTAAAAATAGTTACCGGGGAATTTCCAACATTTATGGATGGCGTGCGTATAAAGTTTGCCATTGTTTACCCCAACGCTATTGCGTAAATAATTCCCGAACCCGCAGGATCGTAAACTAAAGACCCATCTGGGTTGTTGTACACAGCGCGGTCCGCAGGGAGCGTACAAAAAATCTCTTTGCTTCCAGCAGAGAAATTTACCAATGCATTGCTATTTGAACTAGATAAGACCACATCACGGGTAAAGTGCGGCCCCACATAAGTCCCAATACCTACTTCCCATTCATTTGCTGCATCTAAAGAGATAGTGTAGTAGGTAGAATTTCCTGCACCTATTCCCGTAGCAAAAGTTTGATAGCCGTTATACGCGCCAGAAGGCGTGACGTTTCCCGTCCCAACAGACGTTGTAACTTCACGAACCCGATCTGCGGTAATAAATGGCATTTTTATATCAACCTGATAACAGCGGTAGAAGACGTTGCTGCTGGGAAGATAACTGTAAAATCACCACTTGTGGCGGTTTTATCAGACCCAAAATCAAACACTGCAACTGCTTTATACGCATTCGTATCGTTATAAATTAGGCACCCCCTAGCTGTAAGCGTCACGTTCGGGAATGTCAAATCGGTGAAATCCAAAAAGGCTGTTGCACTAGACAACGATACGCCTAGACTTGTAAGCGCACTACCTCCAGCCGGATAGTTAGTACCCACCGAAGACACCTCATCACTAGTGGTATACACCGTAGTAGAAGCGTCAATCGTGGCAGACGATGTGTATAGCGCCAAATAAAAAGTATCGCCACCTACAGCGTCAAAGTTATGTTGTGCTTGGAACAACTGCTGCTTAAACGTGTTACATATAGCCTGTGTGATAGCCATATCAAACCCCAATAATAGTTGCTAAGTCTGGATGCCCTGCTTTAGTGAGTATATTTGCTACGGTAGTACGATCAGACTTAATTGCTTCTTTCATATAAAAAGCCACGACTGATCTTATGTTCTCTTTAAACGCAACAGCCTGATCCCGAATAACAGGGTGTACGCTTTCACCAACATATAAAATCCGTTCTACTGCGGCATCAGCTAGGTCTTCAACAGAATGCCCTCCGTGAGAACTCGTTCTAACTTCAAGAAAACCTAGCTGAGTCTGTGCTGTAACCTGCATAAAAACCTCTACGGAAAGCGAATTAAAGCCGTCGTAGCCGAATTCACGGGCATCGTAACGGTGTTGTTAGCGGAAGTAAACGTCTTGTCTGAACCAAAGTCCAACACCGCAACAGACGCATTACTCTGCGTCACGTTATAAATTAACGCCCCACGCGCAGTAAAACTCGCTCCCGGCCATGACACGTTGGCAAAATCTACGTACACCGTATTAGTCTGCGTATCTACAGAAATAGTCGCGCCTGTTACATCTTCGCCGCCTGCCGTGTAGCCTGTACCGGTGACTTCGTTGGTGGTTGTGTACGTCGTAGTCGTTGGACCTAAATCAGCAAGTGCCGTATACAACGCCATGTAAAGCGTGTCCGTTGCCAAGTTCTGCCCCGCTTGTAGCATCTCTTGTTTAAAGCTGTTGGTTAGTCCTTGCTGGATCATGGCGAAACCTTAATCTTCGCTTGTCCATCGCGATAAGCATCACCACGCTCAAGGCCCGTACCCAGACGGTTCAGTTGCATCAACGCAGTCTGATACTGCTTGTCATATACAGCAATCAAATCCTGTTCGCCCTTCAAGAACGTATACGCCTCAACCAAAGTGCCATACAGCAGTACCGGCGAGTAGTTATCACTAAGCCAAGTACGCCCATCTCCAGCTACAGTAATTGATTCTGGGTAATAGTAGTAGTGCAGCTCTACCGCATAATTAGCATCAGGCGTGGGGCCTAAAATAAAACTTAGTTCATCAGTAATCGTAGACAACGACACACGAGGGCCAAACAAAGCATAGTATTTGGGCGCCCCCTCATCCGAAGGATTTGGATACGCTGCTCGAATGAAGTTTACGTCCTTGTTCAATAAGTACTCATAATTGCCGTCGTTATCGATAACTGCCATCGAAAACACCGACAAAAAGTCGGTAGGACACGATAAATACGGATTACTAATGCTTGCGTTACCTGTTACATTCTTGCGTAGGGCGGGAATCTGAACTGTGTTGTATATGCGCTCTTCAGCTTGTTTGATGAAGAAGTTGATCTGTTGTGTACCGGTAGACGTAGTTGTAGCACCTGCAACGCTCGTCCACGTTTCCGTGGGAAAGTCGTTTTGCAGGTAGTTCTTAACCTGAATGAACAGTTCGTTGTACGTCAAGTAGTCCATATATCAACCCATTGGGCCTCGTGCCATTACACCTTTGGTAGCTGCGCCGGTACCGCGAATCTTGATACCAGTGGTCTTTGGCTCTTTATAGTTGCCCTTGGAAACACCCCCTACCGAGATGTTCATCTCGTTCATACACGCAGCACCGGTCTTTTCCGGCACTTGCGCCTTAGTTTTTTTACCGTCCATAGTATGTGGCTCCGCATAAACAGCAGCTTGGCCTACTTCTTTGCCGCCCTGCTTGTGTGAGTATTTAGCCATTATTTACCCCTTGAAGAGCCACGCTGGTTAGCTACCCGCGCCATATTACGCCCCATGCTTTTCAGCATTTCATTAGTCACGCCGCCTTTTGCCATGCCCTTGTGCATGCGCTTCTCGTGCGCCCGAACTTCTGCTTTGGCTACTTTTTTCATGCTGTCCATAATTACTCCTACGAGATTGTTACGTTGCCTACAACACCTTTTGATGTCAAGGCATTTGGTGTTAGCCCCGCATCATTCGCACTTGCTCCACCCACAGGGTTCCAACCCCACTGTATAACGCGACTACCACCTTCGGGGAACCCGCTTTCCAGTTCACCTGTACCTGCACCATTAAACACTTGCAACCCACTAAGACCAGACTGCTGGTAACTACGATCAGGGCGAGGATTTCTAAGTCCTTGCGGATCATCCACCGGATACATACCTAACTGCAACTGCGGGTGGTCCGGGTCCCAACAAGTTGGGCATACCAACAATTCGTAGTTCTTGGTCTTAATAACCTCTCGCTTCAGAACTTTTAATTTATACCTCTGCCCACATCGGTCACATTCGGCAATCGCATGTTTACCAGAGGCAAACCTATTAGCCATTAAAAGGTGCTCCCAATAAACTGCTGTCTTGGTACAAGTCGAAGCGCCGCTTTTTCACGATCTTCGTTTGCTGCTAACTCCCATGCTTCGTCATACTGTTGTTTCAGTATGCCAAGGCGCTCTAAGCCTTCAGGAATTTTAGTAGCGATGTAATAAGAAAGCCCAGCCGCCATACAGGGGATAAAACGGAAAGGGACGTCCATGACGTTGACACCTCCCCCTGCATCTTGCGTACGGCGCATGCGCCAGTAGACGAATTGATACGGCTGAGAACCATCAGGCGTAGGCCAAACACTAACAGCTGGTAGCTGCGCCCAGTAAACAGTAGCGTTAACCAAGTGGCTAGCGGCGGTTGTGTTCTCTTGCCCACGAAAGCAGTTGTAGAGCGTATTGCCCACAACGTAGCCGTAGTTAATCAATTCATTGTTAATCTTTATAAACCCAGCAGCAGGTAAATTAGCAGCCGAAGTTACCGTGATTGTTGTATCCGTAGCGCTAATACCTGCTGGCAGTGTCGTAGCTGGCGAAGTCTGCCCGTTTAGCCGTTGTATCCAAACTTGAATAGGCCGCGCTTGTTGTAGCTTGTTAGGCAGCGTAGCGTAGGTGGATACACTTATTCGGGTGATAGTGAGGTCAGCCTGAGTGGACTGCTGGTTGGCATCAGTACGAATAACATGCTCCAGCAAATCAACAGTATCGTTAGGAAGTGCATAAGTATTCTGCCCCTGAACAAGGTTGATTGTGCCTTGCTCAATCGTCCACATGTTAATGCCACGGTTTGCCCAATCAGCAAACATGATGTTCAAGCTACGCCGTGCCGTACGGAAGTCGTAGCCACTGCGTAACTCTCTACCGGCGCGTTCGTACGCCTCTTCGATTAAATCAACGAGTTCTAAGTTAAATGCTGCAGTACCGGAAGTATTTGCCATTATCTAAACCTCGCGGTCTTCTGGGCTATGCGTTTTGGTTGCGCGACGAACTGCTTGCCAGCTTTCTTGCCTGCCCGTTTCGCTTTTGTCGTTGCTGCGTACTCCGCTGGACTCAGAGACTTGATCGCGTTTTCTGGCAAGTACCTTTCGCCAGTTTTCGACGATGGCTTGCCAGACTTCGTTCGCCATTTCTGCTCGCCCCATGACTTCAGGCTTTGCTGCGGGGCTTTCATCTCATCTTACCCCGTGTTTTACCACGCTGCGCTATTCCGTCTGCACGAGACGAAGCGGATTTAACTGCCCCGCCCTTTTTCATACCGTCTAACTCGGAAAATGCTGCGCGTTTACGTTCTTCCAGCGAAGGGCGAATGCGCTTACCTGCTGTATCACGCTTAATACTCATTGCTTGATCTGACTGCTGCTGGGCTTTATCAAACTCTTCTTTACTAACTTCGTTGTTATTAACAAAGTATTTACCGTCCTTCTGACGCAACACCATTTCTGCTGGTACAGGTGTGTCCGACAGCCCTGCTTTATTTTCAATCTCGGCAAATGTTTTTGGGTCAACTTCTTTGATCTCGCCTCTGGCGCGTTTTGCTTCGATTTCTTTTACGAGTTTGCGTAAATCACCCACGATAGCCTCCTCCTGCTGCCTTGTACTTCTTAGCTACGAGCTGTGCCTTCCTCGCGCTCCATTGCCCTGCGCCTGTGCCATGGGTGGCTGCGGCTTTTACCTGCGACACAATCCGCTTACGCAGTTCAGGTTTGGTGTAGTTGCCAGCAGCATTGACCTTCCCGCCATCTTTGTAGACCGTCACCGGTTCGTTGCCGTCCCGTTTCTTGATCTTTTTGATTTTGGCTGGGTTAATGTCACCCATTCCACGCGAGGGCATCATACGATTTTGCCTTTTGTTTTACCACGCACAGCACAGCCATCGGCACGAGAAGAGGCAGACGAAACCTTGCCACCTTTTTTATATGAATCATCGTAATCTTCATTCATACGACGCATCATAGCCTTTGGATCAAGATCAGCCCCAAGCTGCATTTCCCTCGAGCCGCGACGGCCACCGCCGCCACCGCGTGTACTTTTTTCAAGTTTTTGCGCTTTTAACTCATACGGAGCCAAAGAACTTTTATCAACTCGCTCCCT